TCGCTGCCATCGTTCATCTCCTTGTATGCCATTCTAAGTATATAGTAGATATACCAAGAGACTATTACGACAAGTATTGCTACCATAATAACAACACCCCAGACGATCATCCTTTATGTGCTTGCTTATGTCCTTCGACTATAGCATCAACTATAATCTTTTTTAATTCTCTTGATTTCTTTTTACCAAGACCTGCTCTTGTATCTATCTTTACCTTGACCCAATAGAGTGCAATAAGGCAAAGCACAAATGGTATAGCATCTTCCCATGGGATAGCATTGTATGCGTTGGCAGCGTCACCTAAAATAGCGAACATAGTTTAATCTTCTAGTAGTACTTCATCAATATACATCGGATGATCTTTCAGAAAAGGAACATCTTCCTTTGCATGTTGCATTGCATCAAATGTGTTCTCTGCATATTCACAGATTTCAAAGTGATGTCTTTGTTGGTCGTGATAACCTACAGTATAATGGGACATGATAGTTTCAACTCCATTTACTCTATTATTTATTCTGGTTTATGATCTTTCATTCCACCATGGTTACCGTCTCCTGGCAATTTACCAGTAGCAATATAGGTAACTGCATCTACAGATCCCTGTAGTCTTGTTAAATCTTTTTCGAGTTTTATATACTCGTCATACCAACCTTTAATCTCATCCTGTCTAGCAGTTAGTTGTTTGATACGTTTCTCAAAACGTGCCAGTAGTTGCTCTGGATTCTCTGTTGGTTTTGGTTCTTCGGAAGTTCGTAATTTCATTGATTTTCTCCATAGCGACGTGAAGTTCTTGAGCGTGTTGAAGTTCATCGTCACGAATCGCTACTATTTTAGCATCGTTAGGATGAGTTGTCAAGTATGTTTCATATGTATGTGCAGCATGATACTCAATCTTTTCATTAATATCATATGCTGATACTGGATCTATAGTATAATAGATGACCATAATCCAGTAATAAAGCAACACCAAGTGTCTGGCAAATGCTCTATCAATCCAATACTGGTTTCCACCACGGGATTCCATTTCTTCAAGATGTTCTGTTTCATTTAGAGTCTGTTCAAAATGTTCTTTCATTAGATAGGTATGTTCTGGTCCTCTAAGACCCATACTTTCACGAAAGTGTAACACACTCATAAAAGCAAAATAGGGTGCACGAGCTATTTCCTCAAGCACCCAAAATCTTTGTATATCTCTTCCTTTGTATAAAAAGTCTAATATAGCAACAGTAAAGTTTAATACCAGACTGTTGAATGTTTTCATACCCATGCAATCCTAGGTAAAACTAATAGCATTAATCCAACCGTTCCGAACAGGATGCAGGATGATTTTAAGGGTAAGTCTTTCATAGTATGATTGTATCTTTCAATATTATTTATAAGTATATTTACTTATATGTCGATACCCAGATGTGGGGGATCCTCACTCTCTAACCAGTTCTTCCAAGACATTCCACTAGTGGATCCTTTGCATGGATTGATGCATTTCGGATCATCAAGATCATTGCACACTAGACCTGCTAAGTCATGTGGGCATCCAAGCTCTCCAGTTGTCCAATACATTTGACCCTCTAACCATGAAGCATTACATGCGGGGCAAACTTTTAGCAGTTCCATGCACGAAGTGATTTGTTTATTCTTGAATCAGGATCGTTAGCAGTCTTCTTAGACGTTAACTTCTTCTTCATGCCTTTCATTCTAGCACAGAAGGATGCCCTGCGGGGGTTTCCAACTTTTTTGCTTGGTGCTTTAAGGTCAGATCCTGGATTTTCTCTTTCGTAACTTTTCCTTCCTTTTTCGTTAAGTCCACCTGAGGAGGACTTACCCGACTTTTTTGTCCATGCTGCTCCTTCATCTATCTCTACCTCCTCTTTTTTAACACAGTTGTTATAGGTCTTACCAAACATTTTTTTGGTTCCCTTTTTTTCATAACCTTTCCAACACTTCTGTCCTTCGTCCATGAAGTCTTGAAACTTTTTGCCTTCGTATTCTTCTTTTTTAGATTTGTTTCCCCAGTTCTTTGCACCTACTTTTCTACACTTTACTAGTGCACCTGATGCATAAGCACTTGGCCAAACTGAGTATCTGGATTTCACCTTGTGATAACAAGCATCCTTTGTGCCTGATTTTTCATCAAGAGATATCATTGTAATTTCTGTGGATTCTGTTTTCACGTTGATTGCCTTTCCTTTTCTATCTGGATTGGGATCTTTTTTGTTTTTGCGTCTGAACGCAGCATCCTCTTCTTTTTTATTTAGGTTGCGTTTCATTTTACTGGAACCGCACTTGGGTTTGGTGGTTTGTCCAGGTTGTTTGGCACAGGGTTTCCCTGCGTATTTACCACCGAGTTGAACCCAACCAGGCTTCCCATCAGAAGACTTACTCTTAGAAAACCAGTCGTGCAGAGAACTATCACCACTTTTGTTCTTTTCGATAAGTTCATTACTTGCCATAGTGCATTGCGGGTTTGTTAGTTTTACCTAGTTTACCTTTTCTGACTTTTGTGCCAGAGGTTTCTCCTTGACCAGAAGGATTTTTTCCTGCCTTTGCTTTACCTAGAGTGAAAGACTTACTTGCTTTACCTTGCTTAGATTCAGTATCATGTAGTCTAGCAGGTTTACCTGCCTTCTTAGTGATCACTGATTCTTGACCGTGCTTTCTACCGAGGCGACGCATGACTTTGCCGAAACGTCTCTTAGACATTCCTTTTGCAGGAGTCGTTTGGTATGACACCTCACGTCCTGTACCTTCACCTGAGGAATATTTATATTCACCAACACCTTTTTTGTAACCGATGCCTTTCTTTTTAAGGTCTTTTTCAAGAGACTTACGTTTTGCTCTGTTTGCTTTTTCATCAGTTCCTCTGTCCGCAGACATATTTCCAGTCGTTTTAGACTTTGCTTTAGATAACATCCTTGTAGTAGGATTACCTTCGACTAGTTTGATAAAATCTTTGTAATACATTACTTTGTGGACTTGTTCTTTTTGTGCTAGTTTGTTCGCTGTTGCGTACATGACGTTTTTAGCATCATCACCATAAAGACGATTGAAGCTTTTCTTTTTACGCTTCATCGCCATTACGATTTTTTCTGCCTTCTGGTTAACGACTCCCATCTTAACCTCCGACTACTTGGATCTCCTCTACAACGATTGCTGCAGAACCTGCTGTTATTTTTACAGCACGTTTTACAACTGCTTGGTTACCAGACTGACCATAAGTATATGCTGCACCAACACCAGAAGCATCAATATCAGATGTGATTGTACTACCAGTGATAGATGCTACTTTCTTACCTGCTGTACCTGCTGATAAGAAACCAGAGTTGATAGCGGGTGATGTGCTATTATCTTCTACTGCTATAAAATCATTAGCAGAGAATGGATGTGTATCTCTTTGTAATCCTAAACTACTTCCTAATGTATATACTGCAGGGTTCGCGTTTGTTACTTTTGCAATTTTTGCTTGACCAGGTTTTGCTCCTGACTTAAGGAGGATTGCTTCATTTTGTACCAGTGTGATAGCAGGTCCACCATTAAATGATACTGTAGATGCTCCTGCTGTTGCAAGCACTCTATAGTATCCTGTTTGTACTACTTGATATTCTGATGCAGAACCAGAGATACCGTTTGTACTTAATACTTTTAATACAGGCATTGTCGTGTCGTGTTATTTCTTGTCCTTTTTATTTATCTGCTTTTGTTGCTTCAACATTTTTTGTAAATCTGTAGTGCTACCAACAAACATTGCATTAGTAACATTAGTCGGACCTTTGTTAGGTTCATCATCCAACTCTTTCATTTTCTTTTGCAGATCGATTAACTTATCTGCTACGTCTCCCACGTTTTTAATAAGTTGACCTGCAACTTCATAAGCTCTCGGATGATCCGATGCTCTTGCCACGTCAAGTATGCCATCTACTGCCTCTTGTCCTTTCATTACCAGATTATGTAGTTGAGCACGACTTACTTCGTAATCATTCCTTACATCTTCTGTTTCTGATTTTTTAAGAGACGGTTTTACTTTTTCTACATGCTTTTCTAGTTCAGATGGTTCTGTACCAAATGCATCATTTAAACCGCCAAATGGATCTGACATTAGATTGCCTCGTCGCTACCGCTTACAAAGTTCTTCTTCTTACCATCAGTGAATGATGAAGTCATTTCACCAAATCCAAAGTCATCATCTGCATCGAGGAAGTCAGCATCCGCTTGATTGACTAAGAATACACTAGAACCATTAGTATGTGCTGCAGCTGGAGTTCCTTCATATGCTCTAAGAACTGTAAGATTATTACCAGAGATTTTCTGTACTCTGATTAGTTCAGTATCAATGTAGATACTATCAAACTTAGTGATACCACTAGCATCTGCTACTGCTATTAGATTATCATTTGTATCTGTAGCAGAAGTAAGAGTAGTAACAACAACTCCATCTCTATCCTGTAAGGATGTAGGTGTTGCTTGGTAACGTACCTCTCTTGGTGCTTTTGCTGTATCGGTACTTGTATAGTAATCGACAGATGCTTTCTTGATAATCTTGGATTCTGTTACTGGTCCGTATAAGAATGTCTTTGCTGTAAATTGTAATGTGTATATGATTGCTCTTCTTGTTGCAAAATCTCCTTCGTATGTATCTTCATAATCAATGTTAGTTAGTACAATAGGAACATCTTTTGTCTCACCCATTGTAGGAACTAACTTGATTGATAGATTATAATGAGGTTGGAATATTGGTAATATTTGTTCTAGTATCTGTAGACCATCGTCCTGATTTTTTGATATGATTGCTAACTCAAAACTAATATTATATGGCACTGGCATGAACAAAGATTTATTCTTTGAAGATGTATTTGCCATCTTAATTTTTTGTGTAGGTGCTACCTTTCTAGCAGGATCATATGATACACCTGATATCTCAAATCCTATACGGGGTAAAGTAATCTGTACCCGTTTGTTTGTAGGATCAGGCACCTGATCTAAACGTGCTAAAAACTTATCTTTAGGACCATAGGCAAGAGGTACTTTCATAACCTCATCTTGCCTTCTGAGCTCAATATTATTGAACAGTGTACCAAAAGACACAATAGTCTTTCTGAATATTTCGTGGTATGAATAATTTCCTAACATTAGATTGTACCGTCAGTAACAGATCCAACCGTGCCGAATGGGTTGGTCTCTGAGAAATCGATTATGTCATTGTCGGCAGTCTCAAAGTCATTGTTCTGATCGTACTCTGAGTTAGTATTCTGTATTGTGTTATATGTAGCAGTTGTCCAAGACGCACTAGATGTACCTCCAGTTAAAGTCTCAGGAACTGAGAATGTACCAGAACGATTTATGACAATCAAAGTTCTAGTAGCAGAATCAAACGATTTAACTTCAGCAGTAACATTAGATGTACCACCAGTTACAGTTTCACCTGCTGTAAATGTACCAGATCCACCTGCTACAAGACCAACTGTAATCGCATTTGCAAATGCAGTTTCTATAGCATCTAGATCTGCAATACCAGTATCGATCTCCTCGTCGCTGTACTCGAATAGTTCACACTGACATTCCCAAACATATCCTTTTCCTAGTTGATAGAAGGGTTTTTCTGCCTCTACAAACATGATTTGGAATAGGTGTTTAGTTACTGGAAACCAGATTAAGTCCCCTTCGTTTGGTCTTCCTTCGACGTTAAGGACCGTAGAGTCGTCCACATGTTCTTTAAATTTGTCACGGGAGAATATAAAAGTTGTCTTGTCTTCGATACGGACTCCAAATTTGCTAAGTAACTCACCTTGTCCTTCCCATCCTTCAACATTATTGACATATGCTCGGATAGCTTTCGCGCTCTCAAATTTCGTATCCGAGTCCTCTCCAAAGACCGTATCTTTGTTGACAATCGTTCTTGGAACGTAGTAAATATCTTGGCCGTAAATTTCAATGGTTTCTACGATAAGGTTTTCAATGGTCTTTTGTTCTTGAGCAGAACCGTTTGCTCTGAAACGAGCACTGCTCGTATAATCAGACTGAACGTAATCTTGAGCAGGTGTGTTGGAAATTGCCATGTTATCCTATCAAGTCTAAAGGTGGAAGTTCGTATGTTGTACGAAGTGTCTCTTCAAGATCTTTCTTGAACTGACTAGCATCTTCTAAGATTTGTCTACCATTTAAGGTGACACCACCAAGCATTTGAATGCCATCATACTTACTTAGGTTTCTTCCCCATTGCTGTTGAAATAATGCTTCAACATAATCCTTCAACCAGTTGTCATTAAACATAGTTGTATAAGTTGTTGGATCTTGTCTGAGTGAGATTTCAACTAATATGAAATCACCTGCTTGTAAGTCTGCCCAATCCATATCAAGATATAATCTACCTTGATGTTCATTAAATCTTACTCTACGATCTCTTTGTGAGTTGGTAACCCAATCAAGAGTTTCGAGATACTGTGAAGTTAAGAAGTAATGTAGAATATGTCCATGCGTCATAGCATAGATATCATTCAAAAAGATTTGATACTTAATATTGAAAATATTTCCAGGTACGATACTAGAAGCACCGATCTGAGAATATACATGGTTCACTCCTAGAGTTCCAGGCGGAAGATCGACATAGTTGTCCATCTCAGACCATGGAGTTCCTGATACAGTTGTAAATCCTGTTGCAGCAGTCTTGATTGCATCAGTAACCTCTATTTTCATAAAGGTTTTATAACTACCATTGTAATGGTATTCCTGATAAAAGTCAATAGCTTCTTCCACTAAATCATCAAGTTGTTCAGTCGCAACGTTGATATCTATCGTAGGATATCCTAGTCTACGAAGAGCATAGTTCTTTAGTTCTGTTTTACTTGCGGGTCTAGTTGCTGACATAACTTATTAACTGAATGAGGAGATTGTCAAAGTAGAAACATCATTAGCACTGACGACTTCTCCTTTCTTGAAGAATCCGTCAACAGTATTAACAGTGACTTGGTTAGTTCCAAGAGCAGTGATAACACCTGTGGTACCAGAAGTAGCACCAGTAACTGTTGCTCCAACTTCCATCGTTGTGATGTCAGTAAGAGTTAGAGTTGCGTTTGTTGCAACGGTAGCAATATTAACTGTTGCACCATTACCATGGATCGCTGTTACATCGAATGTAAGAGCAGCTCCACCACCACCGCCAAGTTGAGCATCAGCAACTGTGACAGTCTCATTGGCAATGAATCCACTACCATCATCTGTGACGCTAACAGAATCAACAGTTCCACCAGTGCCGATTACAATAGTGAATGTTGCATTAGCACCAGAGTTTTGAGTGCTATAATCAGATGTGCCTAAGGTGTAAGTTCCTGCAGTTCTTGATGAATCAGTTGCACCAAAGTTTCCTACAGTCTTAATACCAGATGCGTTAGCATTAGTAATGGTTATAGTCTCACCTGCAGCAAAATCAGTTCCACCATTATTAACTGTTACGTTAGTGATAGCACCACCAGATGCTGTAATGTCAGCAGTCATAGAAGAACCAGATCCTCCAGTAACTGCGACTCCAGTTGCAGATGTGTAACCTGTTCCACCAGATAATGTTGCTAAGTTCAATGTAAGAACTTTACCTGCATTAGCATTAGTGATTGTAACAGTATCGGTAATCAGATAGTCAGAACCACCTGCGTTTACTGCTGCAGCAGTAATATTTCCATCAGAATCAACTGTAGTATTAACAGTCAATCCAGATCCAGTTCCTCCAGATGTAGCAACTGCTGTTGCTCCTGTGAATCCCCCGCCACCACCAACACTAACTCCTGTTGTAACAACTGCACCTGGTGTTGGATCTCCACTAAGTCCTAGTGTAAGTGTAGTTGCTGAAGCAAGGTTGTTTAACATTGCACTTAACTGTTCAAATGCATTGTCGAGTTTTGCTTGAACTCTTGCTTCTGTATAGTATTGATTTGTACCTTCAGATAGATTTGTTGTAGATTTACTGGATAGATCTAAGTTTGCACCAGTTGCAGCAGCAACTCTTGCGTCTGCCCTAGCATTAGTAAAGAATAGTTTGCTTGAACCTTCTGCAATATTATCAGTATTGATATCTCCTTGAGTTACAGAAAGTGCACCACCTGCACTTAGTTCAATACCTGTACCATATGTGAAGTGTGTTCTTGTTCTTGCAGCAGTCGTGAATAGATTTGTTGATCCCTCAGTTACACTATCAGTATTGATTTGAGATTGAGTAACAGAAAGTTCACCACTACCAGACAACGCAATACCTGTTCCGTAAGTAAAGTGTGTCCTTGATCGAGCAGCAGTAGTGAACAAGTTGCTTGATCCTTCAGTTACATTGTCAGTATTAATATCTGACTGTGTTACGGATAGTGTATATGTATTAGCAGTGTCATCATAAACTTTAGTAATACCAGTGCTTGCTGTGATAAGAGCATTGATTCTATCATCTACTCTTTCATTAGTGAAGTATAGATTTGTTGATCCTTCAGATAGTGCATCAGTATCATGGTTTGCAATACTAGAAACTTGTCCAGTAAGGTTTGCAGTAATAGTTCCTGCAGCAAAGTTACCAGATGCGTCTCTTAAAACTAGGTTATTAGCAGAGTTACTTGCAGCAGAAGCAACGTTGATTGTAGTAGCACCAGAAACACCATCAGCATTTGTTAGTGTAATACCTGACGACGCTGTAACAGCAAATGTTCTTTGTGCATAAGTTCCAGTTCCTGTTCTTACAACATAACCAGTTCCAGACATAGCAGCAAGACCAGTGCTATCAGCATCAACAAATGTTGTGTTAATAGTTGGAGCAGAACTACCATCTACAGATACAGAACCTTGAACAACACCTGCAAGGGTGAATGTTCTAGCAGTCTTCCATGCATCAGCAGTAGATGCGTTACCTAAGAAACCTGCACCAGATCCTGCAGCACTAGCAGCAGTGATTTGATTAGCAGCAAAGTCACCAGATGAGTCACGATTTACAACTGTAGAGACTGTTGCAGCAGTCGCAGTTGTCATACCATCTAGTAAGTCTGCGTTAAGATTATTGATTTTGTCAGTTGTAGGAATAACAAGAGCAGGTCCAGATGATACTTGAGATATAATCTGTCCATCTACTGTTGCTGTGCCATCAACATTTAAGTTATTATCGATATCTACGGATGTACCTGCACCAGTTACATTAAGAGATCCAATCCTTAATGCACCATCGGTACCACTTAATACTTCTGAGCTATTAGTTGCACTTGTTAAAAACTGGAACTGTTGCGTTGATCTATCAAAACCAAAGAAACCAATTTTAGCAGAACCGTCGTAGTAGCGAAACTCCACACCCCTATCCTTACCATCGTTAGACGCGGGTGCTGTGTCACCACCAACAGTAATAATAGGGTCATCGATAGTAGTGACTGTGCTGTTAACTGTTGTTGTTGTTCCATTGACTGTTAAGTTACCTGTGACTACAAGGTCAGACTGAAGTGCAGCATCACCTGCTACAGTTAGTTCACCTTGTGATACGACATTACCATTATCAGTGTCAACTGTAAACTTGTCAACACCTGCAGCAGTTTGAACTTTGAAGAACTTGTTATCTGCCTTAACAATGGTTTGATCAGAGACTGTTAATGTTCCTGATATGTCAGCATTGTTATTAAGATCTAGTGCACCTGTAAGTTCAGTAGCACCATAGACTCTTAATCCTTGCCCTACAGCAAGATTCTTACCGATACCTGCACCACCAGTAAGTCTTATAGCACCATCAGCACTATAAGATCCTGTCAGTGTTTGATCGCTATTATTAGTTAGGGTATTTACACCAGTCGTTCCTAGAGAATTATTGATTTGAGTAGCACCTGCTACAGTTACTTGACCTTGGATTATTGTATTACCGTTATCAGTATCAACTGTAAACTTATCTACTCCAGAACCATTCTGAACTGCAAACTCTTCGTTAGATGCATTGATAATAAGAGAGTCAATGATCTGTGTTTCACCTTGAACTGTTAGTGTACCATCAGTTGCTATGTTACCTGTAGAAGAAGCAACAGTCATCTTATCAGTTGTACCTGATCTGACTGCAAAGTTTGCATCAACATCTACAGTTCCATTGAACTCAGATGCGTTTGTAACTGTTAGTGTACCACCAAGTGTTGTATTGTTATCAACGTTAAGAGTGCTATTTAATTCTGTGTGACCATCAGCAGTCAGACTTCCTTCAATATTAGTATTACCAGTTACGTTATCTACAAAGAACTTATCAGTCGTTCCATTTCTGACTGCAAAGTCTGCGTCAACATCAAGAGTGCCATTGAAGTTTACATTATCTTCAACAAGTAATGTACCTTGAATAGTTGTGTTACCAGTTGCACCAATAACAGTGAACTTCTCAGTATCACCACTATTGAGTTTACCAACAGCAAATCTTTCGTTAGATCCAGTAGCACCAACATACAGGGATTTCATAATACCTGCACCACCATGAGCTTTCAAGGTAGAGAAGTTATGAGATGCATAGGAAGGAGATGCTTGGTAACTGTCACCAAAACGACCTCTGTATCTAACTCTCAACCAGTTCAATCTAGATTCAGTTTCTGTTGCACTATCCTTAATCTCAAGAGGACCGTTAACGTGTAACGTACCATCAACCAGAGCAGATCCTGCAATGTATGCACCACCATCAAGTCTAAGTGCACCATAATCATTTGATTGAATCTCCCAAGCACCAGTAGTTCCGTTCTTGGCAGTAGTGATATCGTTTGTACTTTCTAAATGTACATCTCCTGAGATTGCAACGTCACCGTTAGCATCAATATTATTAGAGAAGGTTGCAATGCTTGTAACACCCAGTGTACCTGCAATAGTTGTGTTACCAGAAGCAGCAACAACGTTAAACTTGTTAGTATTAACATTGAAGTTTCCTGTAACATCAGTTACACCTGCAATAGATGCATTACCAGTTGTAGATTGGAACTCAATCTTAGTAGTTCCAGATCCATTGTTGAGTTGTAATGTCTTAGAAGCACCTTGTAAAACAATATTATCATCAAATCTAGATGTGCTGTTTGCTCTGAATGTACCATCAACATCTAATAGACCACCAATATTAACATCATCTCCTATACCTGCACCACCTGCAACTACCAAATCTCCAGTAGTATTAGATGTTGAGTTTGTATTTGTTGTAAGTTTTAAGTTACCTGCAGTTATACCACTCGCTGTCCCTGTAAATACTTCTGAAGTATTTGTGGCGTCGTGTAAAAATGTAAACCCTCCGACGTGTCCTCCGAGGTCGGTGTATGAGTCATCATATCCAAAGAAACCAACTCTTGCTTGATTATCGTAATATCTGAACTCAACACCACGATCTTTATTGTCATCACTAGCAGGAGCACTATCCCCACCAAGAGTAATGATGGGATCATCCACTGTTGTAACTGTTGAATTAATTGTCGTCGTCGTACCATCTACTTGAAAATCTCCGTGAACTCGTACTAACCCTGTAATAGCTCTATCATCACCTGGGTCAAGGTGTAATGTTGAATCTGTTGATCCGATATAGTTTGTTTGAACTCTTACATTTTCAATATGAACTTTACCAGTAGCAGCAGATGCATCAATATCAACGACATCTTCTGCAGTAAGAGTTAATGTACTTGTGCCAGATCCTGCGTTAGTAGAAGCAACAGTAAAGTTTCTAGCAGAAGAACTGTTCTGAGTTAGTTCTATATTGAAATCACCATCACCAGTCTTATCAATCTGTTGTGCTGTAGCACCATCTAGAATGAAATCTGGATCACTGAATAATGTTTTTACATTTATATCTACCTCTCCATTTCCACTATCTCCTGTGTTGTTAGCACCGAAAAGTAAACTACCCGAAGTATTGTTTACTTTAACGTAGTTAAGATAGTTAAATCCTCTGTATCCAGATGTTGCTGTAAGTTCTTGATCTAGTTCAAAGTTCTCTACTGTATTACCATCAGCAAATCCGATTCTATTATTTTGTAGTTGAGTGTTATCAACTCCTAAGGCGGAGATCGTGACGTGCCCGTTGCTGTCAACGTCGAAATCTTCCTGTGCAAAACTAGCCAATCCTTTCTGCTCTGTTGCCTCGGCAGCGAGATATCGCCACCCGCCAGAGTCACCGCTAGTATGAGTGGGAGCACCACTACCTGCTGCGATTCCTTGGATTGCTTGATAAACCTTTGATGCGTTAGCAATGATGTCATATCTAACGTAAGTTGTACCTGCACT